TGTGTAGGACTTGAACCTACGATTACCGAATTATGAGTTCGGGGCTTTAACCAACTAAGCTAACACCGCTGGGCTTATATATAACTATACACGCCCATAATATGTTTGTCTACTGTTGTGCGTTCTTATCAATCTTAGCGAATGCTGAGTTGATTTCAGAAGCAGAAAGCTTGCCATCATCGAGGAATGCTCGTGCTAGTCTTTCAACTACAGTTGCTACTCCAAGAGTACCTGCTAGAATTACAGCCTTCATTGTATCGATACCGACCAATGAACCTGCACCAATTACTGAAAGTCCAGATGCCGCAAATACTGCGACAATTCTCATTAGGATGTTCCAAATATTAGTTACAGCTGATGAACCAATTACTTCTTCTCCAGTTGTCGGATCAGTTACAGTAATGTCGATTTCCTTTTTCTTTGCCATATTAGTTCTCCTTCCTGAGCGGGATTGTGATTAACCATAATACTGTTGTTGCAAGTACTGCAATACCAACAATATCTCTGGCTGATCCCGTCAAAGTTAACCATGCTATAAAGAAGCCGAGGAGGGTAAAGGCTTGTGCAATTACTTCAACTCCTGCGTCCTTCAGCCATGTAAAAAAGCCTTTCACGACTTTCTTGATTATCTTCATACTACCTCCTCATTCCAATCAATGTGCTTGCAATTTGTGACACAATGACTACTGGAATTATTACTTCCTGTGCTTTTTCTCTCTGATCGTCTGTCATATCCATACCTAACTCAGAGAAGTTAGATAGGAGTTCTAGTGGGTCTATATCAAATACCGCCCCAAGTGGATCTGCCAAAAACGCTTCTGTTTGTACTTCTGTTGTAGCGTCCGCAAGGGTGTACGGCATAGGTGCATCTAAGTTATCATTTGCACGGTCACCGAACTCTTCTAGTGCTGTTGCTACTTCTGGATTAGACTTTGCTAGCTCTGCTACTACTGCAAGCTCTTTTACTGATACACCAAGAGACTTTGATACTACCGCTGCTTGCTCTGGTGTTAATTTAGCCAAAGTGTTAGAATTAGTTAAGTCAGCAATTAAATTTGCTGTTGCATTATCGATTGGAGCGTTCTCTGTTTTACTTGGAGTTTCAGAAGCATCTTGAGTTGGTTCAGGCTCTGGAGTTGGATCTATATCCTCTGGCTGAGGTGAAGGCTCTACAGAAGGCTCTGATTCAGGCTCAGGTGTTGGGGTGGGATCTACAGTCTCCTCATCTGTGGTATCAGGCGTTGGAGAAGGATTGGCTTCTTCTGGTTCAGTTTGCTCAGGAGTTGGCTCTTCAGTAGGTTCTTGTGTTGGTTCCTCAGTAGGCTCAGATGTTGGTTCTGCTGAAGGTTCTGGTGTTGGATCAACTGTTGGCTGATTTGCTGCTGCATTTGCAGCAGCTTGAGCAATAGCAGCAGAAACTCTCTGTTGTTCTTCAAACTCAAATTGTTCGTTATAGGAATCCCATGCATCATCAATGGCATCATTCATTTCATTTACTGCTTGAGTATAGTTTGTATTAGCAGTATTCTTGGCAGATAAAGCCGTGGCTGTATTTGATACTGCAGTATTATATGCAGTAGTTTTAGTTGTCAGCGTTTGAGTATATGTTGTTAATTTATTATTTTCTGTGTTATATGCAGCAAGCTTAGTGTTATAGTTTGTTTGAGCGGTGGCTTGTGCAGTTACAGCATCATTATATGCATTAGCTTGTGCTTGTGTTGGCCCAGATCCAGATGAGAATGTATTAAGATCACAGCTAAATCCTACTCCCCATCCGCCAGTATAATCACAACCTGCTCCAGTCCATCCCCCAGGGATAGCCCAACCAAGATGGTATGACCCTGGTCCTCCACCGTTATACCACCAAATCTCTACATCAAATGTTTTGTCTGTAGTAACATCATATACTGGTGAGTAGGAACTCCACCTTACACCTTGTTCTACCCAATTGCTAATTGCTAATTGACCATCAATATACATCTTAAATCCATCGTCTGTATATCCAGCAAAGTAGGTTGAAGTCCAATGGTCTGGGACCGTGATCTGTCCAGTAAACTTAACTACAATGTTCTCGTATCTATTTCCGCATACTGGAAGATACATAGAGTTTGAGTTCCAAGTACCAGAACAAATAACAGAATCTGGAACCGCTATGCTTGGCCAAACCCTTGCCAAATTATAAACTGTGTACTGAAGTCCTGATCCACCAGCAGACTGCATGTCTGATTGGGCTGTCTGAAGATTTATGTTTGCTATATCCAAAGCATCTTGTGCAGAATTCCTTTGTGATAATGCAGTTGCTACTATTGGAGTTTGTTCATCCACTGCTACTTGTGCTGCATTCTTCTCTTGTAATGCTGTTGCTTCTGCTGTTACTGCTGCATCATATTGCATGTCTGCTGTATCTTTAGCCAGCTTTGCAGCTACTGCAGCATCATACTTGCTCTCTGCAATATCAATTAATTCTTGAGTTTCTACCTTATCTGAAAGGTTATTTATCTTGGAATTTAGATCCGCAATTTCTTGCGCCGCTACAGAAATAGGGTCATCGGTCCCATGAAAAGCCAGCCAAAAGCCAGAAAACACGCTAGTGTTATGCGGTATAGTCTATTAATTTCCAATCTCCCATGTCAGAATGTCTGACAATTTAATTATACAGGAGAATGAATACTAAATTACTTCTATATTTCCTAGCGCCTCAGCTAACTCCTGTGGCATTCTTCTAGGTGGCTTAATTAAATTATCTACCCGTTGATTTTCTTCTTCAAGGTAGTTGTCTCTTACTAGTTCACCGTAAGTATGTATTTCAACTTCCCTGTTTTTCTCCCGCTTTGAATGGATAATAGCATTATAAATTGATCCACAAACAGCATCCGCTAAGTCTTTTGAACCTTTTCTAGGGTGGTCTACTCTATCTCTCATAATACGGAGTTGTAGTAATTCATCTACTAAAAGATCAATACGTGGACCCTGTTCCAACGGTCAAATGTTGTTAGCTTAACATTGAATCCACGTTGTCTTAAAGAAAGTATATAGTCTTTAACATCAGTAAAGTCTACGCTTTTCGATGCAGTAGGTGTCCAGAACCTAACAGCATCTACTACAACTACAGGTGCCGTTTGAGCGTACTCGTTTCCAACCTTCATGTTAACCCATTTTTCAACATGGGCTAGCGATACTGCACAATGGTCATGCTTTTGAGCAAGGTCAACGTGAATAAAGTATTCCTTATCATCCAATGGCTTAAACCACTCTGCAAACCTACCAGATGAATCTACTGCTAGGTTGGGGTTGTTGAAAGCTGTCTCGATCTTTTCTCTAGACTTAAAGAAAGCGTCTACCGCATCTGGCGGCATGCATGCATATCTGGACAAAGAATCTTCTGGATTCTTATAAAAGTCAATCTTAAAGTCCTCGATTACTCTTGTAGGGTTGATCTCCCATGTAGGTCGCTTTAATGCGAACACCTTGGGAACTTTATATGCAACTATGTGGTCTTCCTCCCACTGGATGCTAAACTTATTTCCAGGATCATCTGCTGGAAGATCTGGATTTAAAACAAACTCGTGTGTCTTTATCACAGTCTCTTTGGTTGCAATAGACTCTTCGTACTTCTGCTGAATAAAGTCATTCTTAAAACGAGGGAATGAAAGTAGAATTAGTTTACCAAAGTCTGGGAAACGTGATGTAAGAGATGCACGGTACATATCATAGATAGACTGAGCAGTCTTAGCCTGATCGTGTCCCGTTGTATTTTCTAGAGCGAAGCCAGAAATTTCGTCGAGAACAACAACGATTACGTTATAACCTTCCCAAGCTTCTCTTTCTGAGTGGCCTGAGTGAACTGTAATACTCTTATCAAACTCAATGGATCCAGCTTTAGGATTATACTTACCAACAAACCATGGTGACTTTTCGATTCTCTGCTTGAATCCCTTAAAGAAAACGTTGTTAGCCTGTTGTGCGTTAATAGCAATATTAAGAATGTCTATAGCATCTCCAGGTGGCTTTCCATAATATACCGCTGGATCCTTTAGACATAGGAGAAGATATGTAATATATGCTGCTGCAACTGTTGAAGTATAGTCCTTACCAGAACCCTTACCTAGCTGGAAGATAACTTCATTACAAGTCTGCTTCCATCTTTTTTCACCCTCTTCTTCACCTAACCATCTGATGAGAGTATCTTTCTTATACACCTGAGTCATTGCTTTAATCATGGTGTATTGATATGCAGATAGAGGTGGTAAGCCAAGATAATTGACAGATGTTACGAACTCTTCAATTGTTACTGGCTGTTCTTCAAACTCATCGCCATCTAGTACATCAAGAAAATCACTAAAGTCAGCCATTGTTTACTTGTATAATCTCCACTGGCTCAACTACTCCAGAGATTCTTGACAATCTCTGCTTAACTTCTCTCTGGCACTTCTCACACTTAGATGTTACATCACGGAGAATACCCATCAAAACTTCCTGCTTTTCTTCTGTTTCAGCAATCTTTGAACCCATCTCTGTATTGTCAAGGAGTCCTGCCTTCTGTAGCATGTCCATCTGTCTTGCCTGAATCTCTGCTACAAGCTTGAGAGCGGACACCTTTGATCTAAGGTCCGCTGCATTATCTGACTGCTCTACTGTTTCCCACGCCTTATTCATAAGCATGCTGTAGTGCTGGTCTGAAGCAACCAGCGCTTCTCTGGCACGTTCCTGAATGCTCTTGTCATTTTGTGCATAAGACTTCCACTCATCAATGATTCTAAGAACTTCATTACGCTTTATATCAAGCTCTTTGGCGATCTGAGTTGGTGTATAACCCTTTAGGCTTCTTTCGACAACCTCATTCATTTGTTCGAATGGCTTTTCAATTTCCATTATTTACTCCCATGATCTGTCTTATAAAACCCAGAACCCTTAAATTGAATTCCAAAGTTGTTAAACACTCTTTCCATATCTATATTGCAATCAGCACATCTAGGCTTTACTTCTTCCGCCTTAATGCTTCTTTCAACCTCTTCTACGTTAGTGCACTCTGGGCACTTGTAATCGTACTTTGGCATTAGTCTGGTCTCACGTCCCAGTTGGCATAATGCTCTTGCCATGTGTCTGTTGCATAAAAGTCCATCTGTGATTCAATGAAGTCGTCACCTTCTGGCAGACGCTTCTGTGTTCTTGTACCTTGAATTCCGTACCAGCGGACAAGCTTCTCTCCGCATGTGTCGCAATTATATCCAGGATCTTCTTCCTTTATGCTTCTAAAATGTGTGTATTGTACTTCACACTTCTTACATTCGTACTGATATGATGGCATCAGTTCCCCCTCATAATACTAAAAATATGTGACTCTAAGTCCTTAATATCAGAATCATTCGTAATAACTCTGTCAAAGTCGTAATTGTCCATGGCAAACTCTGAGGAGTGTCCGTTGATTGGTTTAATAACACTACGGTTTACTCTCCAAATTTGTCCGCCCTTTTTACGAACTAAATCAGCTTCGTTAGGATATCTAACATCTGTAATGATGAAATTGCTATCTCTATCTTCTGCTTCAATTTGTCTAAATACTTGGTCAACCCAGAAGTTCTCACCGAACATCTCACGACCAACTTCAGTTCCGAAAACCTGCAACAGTCTTCTCATTTCTGGTTGAGCCTTCGTAACTTCCCAACCAAACTCTTTTACCATTTCATTTACACGCTTGCCATTCTCAAGGATTGGATCAAGGACCTTGACAGCTTTACGAATATTATCCGCAAACGCTAGTCTCTTGAAACCATAGTTCATTGTAAGAACTTCGGCAATTGTATCTTTACCTGAGCGAGCATACCCACTTACGCCAATAATCATTTCTTTCTCAATACTCCCATTGTTAAGTCCTGCAGCAATTCAAAATCATGTCTAGGAAGTGGTACTTCCTCACCTGTAACCAGAACATGAGATACAGAGTAGTTATTGTATAACTCATCTATAAACTCAGCAGGTAGATACTTTCCAATCTCAATGATTATCAAGTCTGTCTTAGATAAAGTCTTTTGCATACCCTTCCATGCAATTGGCTCTGCTCCTTCGATATCTATCTTAATTATATCAATATGATCGAGTCCTAGCAAGTGGTCTACTGTGTCTGACTCTACTTCCTGCGCTCCCGTCCACTCTTCATCTGCAATACTAGATGGCAACTCTTGCTGTCCCCATACAATTGATGATCCACCCAAGTACTTTGGCGGGATATTAAGAGTAACTGTACCCTTACTATCAGTAACAGCCACAGAGAATACGGTTACAGGAGAACCATTTTCAATTGGATAATCAACGATAGACTTAGAAATCATATTAGATAGGTTCTTATTAGCTTCAAAAGCATAGACGGAACCAGAAGGACCAGACAGTCTTTCCATAATTCTGGTGTAATATCCATAGTTAGCTCCAATATCTAGGCATACAAAACCAGGCTTAATATTCTTAGTCATCCAAGATGTGATCCATGACTCCCAATACCCAGTATTGGCTAACCATTGACCTACAGATTGCTCTTCTTTGTCCGTATATAGATATACATCATTAAGAATCTTGGCTAGGTTATCTTTTGTTGCCCCAGCAATTCCAACTCTTTCTATGTCATCCTTAGACATATCTTGTCTTATCATAGCTTCCTTTGATTTTTAATAAGGCCATACTTTTCAAGGTATCTCTGGATTGTCATATGGCTACATCCAGCCTCTTTAGCAATTTCAACAATAGTTTTTCTTTGTACTACATATCTTCTATATAGCCAGTCTTTAGATTCGTATAGTTTCATCGTGATGTTAGGTTATTATAGGCATAGTAGGCGATACCAATTGCATCCCCCACATCATTATCTTCTAGATGAATGTTAAACTTATCATTCACGAAGTCTAATGTCCTCTGCTTCCTAGTCTCCCTTATTTTATTCGCATACCAAGTATCTGACTTACCTGGAAATTCTAACTTAAGCTTAGCCTTATCTTCCTTCTTAAAGGTCTTATTACCAATATAGTTCTGCCATGTAGTAGGGATTACGGTTACTACCTTAGTCCCGTCGCTCATAAGCTGACTGATAATTGATCCATAAACATATGACAACTTAATTACAACATCTGGCGACTGCACAAATACAGCACCTTCGATTGCAATGTAGTCAGACCTTAGATGCTTCTTCATAGCAGAAACCTTTTTGCGAGCATCATAAATCTTTTCGTAGATATCATTACCACGAATGTCTATCTTTCCGTGCATAGCAAGTTTACCATCATCAATAATGGCAAACGCTACGGAATTTGTAGACGCATCGATTCCAATAACTCTATGAGCTTTAGGTTTGAGTAGATCAGCCAAGCCCATTTAACATATCCAATATCTCTGAGCGTTGCTTATCTTCATCGTTCTTCTCACAAGTTGTGCAAACTGAATTGTAGTTATACCTACTTAGCTTTGTCTTACATATAGCGCAATGTCTAACTGATCCAAGCTTGATGGCTCTTCTCTCGTAGTACCGCTCCATTGTTCTTTTGTTTGTTGCAAGTCTGCAGCATTCGTCTGAGCAATACTTCTGGTTGTGCGTAGCTTTTGTGAACTCTTGGTTGCACTCATCATAAGCACATATTAAAGTTTCAGAACTGGTATTAATTTTTCAGTGTCCTCCATACCAAAACATGTTGTCCGTACTGGACAGTCTGTACAAATCTTGTTGTTCTTCCTGAATGGTCTAGCTGGCAAATCTTTATCTTCCCAGGCTTTGCGTGTTTCACGCATCCAATCATAACACTTATCTAAAAATTCTCTGTTTGCATCATTCATCTTTACTGGAATGATAAGCATCTGTTGGTTATCCTTATTCTCATAGAGCAAGAATCCTTCTTCTGCCCCACGCACATCCATGTAAATAAGGATCTGAAGCCTGTGGTTGTCTGAAGGCTTCATTGAATTCTGTCTAAACAAGAATGCGTTGTCGCTGGTTGTTTTAATTTCACCAACAACTTCTGTGCCTTCCCAGTCTAAGATTACGTCAGCAAATCCCTTTACAGGCGGATCTTCCTTAAGAATCTCCTGCTCAATAACCTTAACAGTGCCAGTTGACTCAAAAATCTTTTGGATTCTTTCGTGTGCTGCAGTTCCATTGGACATATTTGCAATAGCGATAGCATCGAATGTGTTTTCAAATTCTGTTCCCTCAAAGGCAATATACCAGTATCGTGCACAATTTCCATGTCCGTATCCAACTGTAGATGGAGAAAACGTAGTCTTCTTCATGAACTTAGGATTATTACTGTTACCAATGTATCCATCAGTTAGCATCTTAGCTAATCTATCTGGGTCAAAGTTCCCTGTGTTCTTCTTAAACTTTAAATTGTTTACTAGATCTCTAGCCATTATTTAACACCATACTTTAGAGCGGCTACAAGCTTGTCGATTGAATCGGCAACTGTGTAATACACGTTCTTCTTCTTGCTGGCGACTTCTCCCTTTTCCATAGTTGTGTAATATCTAGCCAAAATAGAAAGCTTTGCTGATATTGCCTGCAACTTAATTATTAACACCGATGCCGCTGCTGGCGGGATATCTGGTTTTGTTACTACCTTAATTATAGCATCTAAAGCAGCGTCTAATTCTGGGTCCTTCATGAACTCCTTAAGATCATTAAACTCAGTAACTTCGCTAATCTTTTCTAATACATTATCACTCATGATTTTCCTCCCAAAACTCGATTAACTCTTCTAGTATTGCCCACTCAATGAT